TCCAAGTCTCTGGAACATTTATTACAATGTTTCATTTTCCATTCCCAAACTTCCATTCTTATTATAAGGTATTTTTATTCCAAAATAAATGAGAGACTTTCTACTTACTTCGTTCCTTATCCTCTGTATTGTTTGTTTAATCAACAACGATGATGACGATGATGAAACAGGTATGTTAGTTCCAGTCAGAGTCAGAAAATAACTTCTACCACCTCCTTGACAGGGGGTGGTTTTTTATTGTATAATGAAGTCATACAAAACAAACCATGACTTACAACGCTGAACTGACTTTCAAGTTTGATGCTACCTACACTCATGATTATAATCGTGGGTTTGCTTCTCATCTTGGTGATGATGACTTTCTTCCTGAAGAGCATTACGTTATCACAGCACCTGCACAAGACCTCAATGCCAAGCAGTATTTTAGACTATTCGAGAAGTTCATGCTGTGTGTAGGCATGTCACCCGAGAATATTCGTAATGGTGCTATGTCTCTTGTCTTCAATGATTGGATTAAAGAAGAGGACCAACGTAAGGTATGTGATGAGTATGAACTGACTATGAATGAAGACCTCAATAAGAAGTTTGAGGAACGGAAACAATTTGAAAAAGATATTGCTATTGCTAAACAATTCATGGAGATGACCAATGACAATCCCTGATTTCAAAACTAACCATGACTGGGAAGCATTCACCAGTATGTTTGATTCACGTTGGTATTGCAAGAAAGCATTGCTAGATCGTGTCAAGGATGATATGTTTCCTGGATACAACTGGGATCAACTCCAAGGACAAACACTTGAAACTATCAACGACATCACCCAGTCACTGCTGTATGATGTTGAATTTACATTCAAAGAGAGGTTCCCAGACTACAAGACTGAGGACGATGAATGGTTCATTACTCGCCAATCGTTCAAAGAGAATGTAGCAGAGGCACTCAAAGAAGCAATGGAGAACAATGACTGACAAAACTTGGAAAGTAATGAACGATCTCAATGATGCGTTCAATCAAATTAATGGATTGGAGTTTCTACTCGAACAACTTCAAGAGGCAGTAGATAGTGGCGAAGGCCAACGAGTTGTTGATGCAAGTCTTGCAGCCAACGCATTCATTGCAGTCTACACAAAGAACTGGGATGAAAAGTTTATGGATGCATGGAATCATGTGATAAAGCCAGTTGAAGAACCAGACACCACCTCTTATAATAACACTATCATCTGAAAACTTTATGAACACTTGGGAACTCTTTGCAGGCAATGACATCCTACTCGCTCTTATTGGTCTTGTTGGGTTTGGGTCTGTGGTTATTGTATTACGAACGGCTCTCGGAAATGTAAATAAGAGGGAGCGTGTCTTGCGTGCAGTCAAGGAACTCAAACGTCAAGGTAACCTAGAACCAGAAGAGAATGTACTAAAGACTCATGCAGAGGATTCCGTTCAAAGTTGATAAGATATTCTATATCAATCTGGATAGTTCAGAGAAACGAAAGATTCATATGGAAGAAACTCTTAAAAAAGTTCCTGTTCCTCATCAAAGATTCTCTGCTATCAAACCTTTACATGATGAAGTCTTTGAACCTGATGGTATCTACTATGAATATCTGAGTCGTTTCCGTCCTAAATCATGGATAAAATATCCTGAATGTCATCAGAGACTGAGGGGTGCCTTGGGTTGTTACCTGAGTCACCTCTCAGTCTATAAACTTGCACGAGAACAAGGACTCACTCGTTTCATTGTTCTCGAAGATGATGTCAGGTTCACCATGAGTTCATTGAATGATGTTGCCAGAGAGTTCAATCAATCAATCAAAGGCAAAGACTGGGATCTCTTTAGATCTGTGTGGCCTAATCGTAAGTATAACCAATACAATATGAATTCTTATCGTCGAGCAATCAAGTTTGATAAAGAACATCATTACTCACGATACATTGAACAAGGTGTTGTCTTTTATGGTGGGTCACACATGACTCTGGTGAATGGAAATAAGTTAGATAAAATCATTGACTACCTAGAGGAGCAAAACATCTTTGACTTTGATGGTATGTTGGGAACCAGAAAGTTAAATGTTTATATCAAGGCCATGAATATAAGATATGGAATGTATGGTTCTACCATACCTAAGAACGATCCTCAGACAAAAATAAATAAAAGAAAGCGTAGGTCTAGAAGGACCGGTGGAGGATTGTAATGTACATATCCCATAAGTATAAAATCTTATTCCTAACTGTACCCAAGGTTGGCAGCACCACACTGAAGAAGTTAATGTGGTTTGCTGAGACTGGTCATCAAATGCCAGACATGGTTCACAATCTGGTTGGTACTAAATCATTCAATCAGAATGAAAAGTATGTATTTAACCAGGGAGTTAAGGAGTACAAAAAGTATTGCATCATTCGTGACCCAATTGATCGTTTCATTTCAAATTATAATCACAGAATCCTAGTTAAGGAAGATCATCTCAATAATATGGATGTCTTTAAAAAATATAAGTTACAAAGGAAACCATCGTTTGGTCACTTTCTGGATAAGATTCACAACTACAATCAAAATGGTGACATTCGCCATCATACTCATGCTCTGTGTCATTACCTTGGAGTGAATGTAGATTTGTATGATGAGATCTTTACCATGAAGGACATCAACACTAAGATCTTTCCCATGATGGAAGAGATCTGTGGGTTTAAGATGGTCTTTGACATGACTGCAACCAATGCACCTAAGGTAATGAAGAGAGAGGATCTTCATCCAAAACAAGAGGAAAAGATTCGCGAGATATACAAAAGAGATTACTGCATTTATGGTAATTATCTCTAAATAAATTACACGCGATCTAATCATGCTTTCGTTTCTACTCCCCCTTGCATCATCCATTGTTCATCAGGCAGTCAGTAAGCTTCCTGACAACGAAGAACTTGGCGAAAAGTTGGTTGACATTTGTCTGACCATTCTTGAGAAGGCAGTTAAGCTGACCTCCACAAAAGTAGATGATCAACTTCTGGCCGCTGTAAAGTTGGCTCTGGCAAACAAAAACGTTCCATCTGATCCTGCACCTGAAGCTTGACACCTGAATCCAAAAACAGTATAATATAAACATCAGGGAACCACATGGTTCCTTTTTTATGTCCCTACAATGGCAAAACTACAACGTAAATTCGAGAACTATCTTGAGAGTCTTATCGCCGCAGTTGCTGGCGAGATGGATCTTCGTGATAATTATAAGCTTTACAACAAAGTCTATCGATTTTATACAAAAGAAGGCATTCAGTTTACAGGTGATGCCTCAACCGATTACACTATCCTTATCAACTATCTCAGTGAGGACCTCTCTAACTGATGGATTATAACAATTGGTATGCTCTCTCGATCAATATGAATAAGGAGAATGCAACTAAGTCTGAATTGATGGCGAGGAAAGCCGTCTTTCAAGATACTTATTTGGAGGAGGTAGAATACCTCAAGCGCAAGGAGATTGTAATTGAGAAGAGTGGCAAGCGGAAAGTCAAGAACAAACTCTTGATGTCTGGTTACCTTCTAGTCAAAGTCAAGCCAATGATCATTGAAGATGAAGAAGGAAACGTTCAAAAGATCTTTCCACCAGATACCTTTGATCTCATTCTTGGCACTCCAGGTATCAAGTTCTTTGTGAACTGTGAGAAAAAACATCCCATTCCATTTCGCCCACGAGAGATTAAAAAACTCTTTGACATGTGTGATGACGCACACTTGGAAGTCAAACAGAACATGAACTCTGATTTCCAAGAGGGTGACATCCTGGATGTAGTTGCAGGGCCCTTCACTGGATTTAAGTGTGAAGTAATATCGGTTCAGGGTCAGAAGATCAAAGGTCAACTTGATATGTTTGGTAGAACTGTTCCAGCAGAACTCACAGTTGATCAAGTCTACAAAAAATAAATAAGTCAAAGAGTTTCAACCATGGATCCAAACGACAAGTATGATGAGTATGCTGTAGACTTTCATGGTCTTGATAAGCATACAGAAGAAGAAGTGACTGATGAGATGTCAACACTGGATGACTGGCACACCAGACACCAGGATAAGAACCTTGAAGTCTTCTGTGATGCCCATCCTTCTGCACCTCAATGCAAAGTGTATGACGACTAATCTCTTACCCGAAGAGGAATACCATAGTCTCAAAGAGACTTATAAACTCCTCTGTGATCTTATTGATCCCAAGAAGTATCCTGCTATTCCAAAAAAGATTAGGGATAACGCCAAGAAGTGTACAAAACATTATCCACTTCAAAGAGACTGGGATAAAATATATCCAACCTGTGGTTTCTTCAATCCAAGATGACAGATGGTAGTACCACGCCGTCCAGTATCTTACTGGGCGGCTTAATTGCGTTGTTGATTATTATTGTTCCAATAAGTGTTATAATTTCCACGCCCTTGACAAATCTTGAAGGAATTGTTAAAATAAATAAAGTTGATTGAAACAAAACTTTACATGACTGTAACACAAAATGAACGTGGACAAATGAACATGTGGGCCAAAGAGCCTCGCATGTATATCAGCAAGGAGGATCAAGAACGTTATGGTCTTGAAACCTATGCTGAACACGCCGAGAAGACCAATGGTCGCTGGGCAATGCTGGGCTTTGTTGCTGCCCTAATCTCCTATGCAACAACTGGAAACCTTATCTTTGGACTCTTCTGATGACACCTAACGCAGAACGTATCAATGGCTGGGCTGCTATGCTCGGCATCATCGCCGCTATGGGCGCCTATGCTGTTACTGGCCAGGTCATTCCTGGAGTATGGTGATGTTCTTTGGCCTCACTGCATTGATCCTGGTAGGAGCCTTCATTGGGGCTGCCGTATTATCTGACCAAGAGAATGACCGATGACACCTTATCTTTTCCTGCTCACCTCTATCACCTGGTTCGTACTTCTGGGATATGCCCTTGATCAACTGGGCAAAACATATGAGGTAGATTGAAATCCACCTCCTAATAACTTATAAGTAAGGGTGAGTACATCACCCTATTTTTATGTCCAAACACAACAACTTCTACATCTATTCAAAGCAAGGATGTGGATTTTGTGATAGACTAGTTGAATATTTGGACTCCAAGGAGATTCCTTATGTAAAATTTAATCTTGGTTCTGACTTTAGTGCTGGCGAATTTGTTGATAAGTTTGGTAACAATGCAACATTCCCCCAAGTTTTTCATGAAAACAATAACATTGGTGGAATGAAAGACACCCTTCGTTATCTCGTTGAGAATAATTATGTATAGTAACAATCGTGGATTTGACTTGATGATTCCTAAAACAGAAACATCTGACAAAGAAGACTTCAAGTACCACGTATCCTTTAAAATATTAAATAAGACATTTACTTTTGCATTACAGGTAAACTCAACAAAGGAGTAGGATATGGAAACCTTTTTTCTGGTTGCCATTTTTCAGATGGTTCTGATCCTGGGGATTGCTGTTGGTTGGATCGCTTCAATAAACTTCATCTCCTACATGGAACATAACCGACATGATTATGAAGACTTATTTCAACAAAACCCACACCCAGAAATCTTTGAAGAGGATGGTTCAATTTACAGGGGTATGTACATGAATGTTAACTTTGAACCTGGATATGATCCAGATGAGTTTGATCCAGAAGACGTTCACATGGATGAGTGAGGGGCTTGACCCCTCTTTTTTTATGTGGTATAATAGAGGAGAACTAGAGGGACAACCCTTATGATACTCGTGGACGCGAATCAAATCGCGATTAGTCATCTTATGGTTCGCCATAAGATTGAAGATGAGATTAACATTGACACTGTACGACGATCCATTGTCCGCGTAATTGGCAGGATTGCTCGTAAGTTTAAGGGTGAATATGGTAAGCTTATTCTGTGTTATGACGATAAGAGTTACTGGAGGCGCCAAGTCTTTCCTTACTATAAGATGAATCGTAAGCAGGAAAGGCAGAACTCCAAGTATGATTGGGATCAAGTGTTTTCCGTACTAAATAAGATCAGAGATGAACTAAGGAATTACTTTCCTTATCATGTTCTCCAGGTTGAAGGTGCTGAAGCTGATGACATCATTGCCACACTTGTGAGGCAGAATGGAGTCAAGTCTATTCCAGAACCCATCCTCATACTGTCAGCCGATAAAGACTTCATTCAACTTCATCGGCATCCATTTGTAAGACAGTACGATCCGATTCGGAACCGGTGGATTGAGGATGCAGATCCCATCATGTATCTCCAAGAACACATCATTCGTGGAGACCGCTCAGATGGTATTCCCAACATTCTTACCTGTGATGATGCAATTGTTACGGGTAAACCACAGAAAAAGATGAGTAAAGAGAAGATTAATTCTCTGGCGAGCATGGATCCCAACAAGTTTACAAATTTTATTCGTCTTAGAAACTGGAAACGCAACTCTGAACTGATTGACTTTGCTAAGATTCCTGAGGCAGTTGTGGAGAGAATCCTCAGCTACTATCGTTCTTACAGAGTCAAGGAGAACATCTCATTAGATTATTTTATCTCGCACAACATTCAAGATTTGATTGAGGAATTTAGTTAGTATGCCACGTCCCGCAACACCTAAACTACCTGTTAGTAAAACACTTCTTTCTGAAGTCTTTCAGAGAGTATCCAATGCCAAGACAAAGGCAGAGAAAGTTAAAATCCTTCAGGAGTACAGGTCTCCTGCACTGACCAAACTTCTTCTCTGTAACTTTGCCAAGTCCATTAAGTTCTGCTTCCCCAGTGGTAAGACACCTTACACTGCACAGGAAAGACCCAAAGGTGTCGATCATCAGTACCTGTTTACTGAACAGAGACTCATTGATAAATTCATTGCCAAGAAAATCAATGGAGTTGTTTACTTTGGTTGTTCAAATTCACCTCGCCCTCGGATCCAACAGATCAAAAAAGAGGCGTTGTGGGTTCAACTGCTAGAGAACCTACATCCAGATGAAGCTGATGTCCTTGATCTCATTAAGGATAAGAAGCTAACATCTAAATATAAAATCACACGCCAAAATGTGATTGATGCCTTCCCTGAACTGAGACTACAAGATGAACCTCAACCGACTAAAAGCGATTCGCGACCTGCTCAGACAGATAGCGAATGAGTTAGATGCTGAGATTCACTCAGACACACAAGCATACACACTGGACATCAACTATGATGATGTTCTAGAATACTATCAAACCAACGATGATGACGGAGAAGTTTAATGTTTGAAGCGTCCAGAAAGATGATTGAAGAACAATTGAATAATCCTAATCTGACTTGGACTGATGAAGATAAAATCATCTTTCGTGGAATCGCCGCTTACACTGAACTGATTCAAGATAATATGGAAAAGAGTTATGATGAAGTCATCAATCCAGGTAGACAAGAAGAGGAACCCTATGGGAATTAAACATACGATTAAACTAGTTAAGAAAGTACTTAAGTCCAAGTCAGAACTCTATACAGAAGCGGAGTTGATGTACATGAGACGTCAACTTGGTATCATGAAAGAGGAGCATAAGGCTCGTAAACTTCTTAAGAAACAACAACAAGGATTTGGTTATGACAAACGTGAAACTGATAGCCCACAGCGTCGGATCAGGAGAGCTAGAGGGTAAGGGTCCACAGGAGGTTATCTCTTATGTGGCAAGAGTCAGTAACCCACACAACCAAGAGAACTATCGTACTGCTTCAGGACTCCTGAAGTACTGCATTCAGCATGATCACTGGAGCATCTTTGAGACTGCTTCAATGACACTGGAGATCAATACGACTCGTGGACTGGCGGCGCAGATTCTGCGTCACCGGTCTTTTACATTCCAAGAGTTCTCACAAAGATATGCAGACACCAAGCTTATCAATCAGGAGATTCCTACACCAGACCTTCGTCGTCAGGACACAAAGAATCGTCAGAACAGCACGAATGATCTCCCACCAGGAGTGGTTAGTGGCTATCAACGAAAGATTGAGAAGCACTTTGAAGATTCTATGGATCTGTACAACAATCTTCTTGATTGTGGCGTTGCTAAAGAGTGTGCCAGGTTTGTTCTTCCTCTGGCTACTCCTACCCGTCTTTATATGACAGGTTCTTGTCGTTCATGGGTTCATTACATCAATCTGAGGTCTTCAAATGGAACTCAGAAAGAACACATGGACATCGCTGAACAATGCCGTGACGTATTCATTCAGGTGTTTCCAGACATCGCCACTGCTTTGGAGTGGTGATGAGACCTGAAACACGCAAAGCAATGGAGATGCTCTATCGAGCTAAGTGGAATGTACCACAGGCTGCATCACATTGTGGACTAACAGTTAAAGAAATGAAGATTACATTCAATGAATATTGTGTATTTCATCCACCCAATTGGGAGGATACTAATCAACTTCCTTTACAAATCTAAATACTTATGGCAACCTACCCTGTAGTCAACAAAGAAACTGGTGAACAGAAAGAAGTCACCATGAGCATCAATGAATGGGATGCTTGGAAGGAAGCTAACCCTGATTGGATTCGCGACTGGAGCGATCCAAGCACTGCTCCAATGTCCGTTGAAGAGGACTGGCATGGCAAACTCTATAAACAACATCCAGACTGGAAACAGGTTATGAAGGGAGTCAAAAAGGCTGCCCCTCGCAACGCATCCATCACCCAGAAATACTAATGGCAGCTAAACAAAGAACCAAAATTAAAAAGCGACAGCCCATCAACACTGACCGTATGGTTAAGGTTGAACCTCTGACTGAGAATCAAAAAAAGATCTTTCAGGCATGGGATGAAGGCAAGCACCTCTTCATCTATGGTGCTGCTGGTACAGGTAAGACATTCTGTGCCCTCTATAAGGGTCTGTATGATTGTCTAAAGGCAACACCCAGTTACGACCAAGTTTATCTGGTTCGTTCACTTGTGGCAACTAGGGAGATTGGTTTCCTTCCAGGAGATCATGAAGATAAGTCTTCACTTTATCAGATTCCATACAAGAATATGGTGAAGTACATGTTTGAGGCAACCTCAGACACTGAGTTTGAAATGTTGTATGGAGCACTCAAAGCACAGGAGACTGTAAAGTTTTGGTCAACATCATTCTTGCGTGGTGTTACACTTGACAACAGTGTCATCATCATTGATGAGATGCAGAACTTGAATTTTCATGAGTTAGACTCTATAATTACAAGGGTAGGTGAGAACACACGCATCGTCTTCTGTGGTGATGCAATGCAAACTGACCTTCGTAACAACAATGAACGCAATGGCATCCATGACTTTATGCGCATCCTTGAAATGATGAAGGATGATTTTGTGATGGTTGAAATGGGCATTGATGACATCTGTCGTTCAGGTTTGGTACGCAACTATCTCATTGCCAAAAACGCCGCTGGCTTTTAATGTTTATTCAACGTGAAGACTACAGAAGTATCTTTGGTAATCTCCAAAGAGTACAGATTGATGAGTCAAGATACTATCAGGTTGATGATCAATCAGTCTATCCTTCTGTAACATCTGTTATTTCTTTTATCAATCGCAAGAAGTTTGCAGACTGGCGTGCTCGTGTTGGCAATGAGGTTGCCAATGCCAAGACAAAGCACGCCACCACCCGTGGAACTAAACTCCATAGAATTCTCGAAGAGTACCTTCGCAATGGAGACTACAAGTCACTGAAGGAATGGGATAACATTCTCATTCAACTCATGTTTGGTTCCTCTAAGTTTTATCTGGACACACGACTAGATAACATCTACCAGCAAGAGACTACAATGAAGTCAGACAGGTTATGTCTTGCTGGCACAGTTGATCTCATTTGTGAAGTTGATGGAGAACTCTCTATCGTAGACTTCAAGACATCAGAGAAAGTGAAACCAGAAGAGTGGTTAGAAGATTACTTCGTTCAACTCTCTGCTTACTGGGCTATGTTCTCTGAAGCCACAGGTGTCGTCCCAAAAAAACTTGTCGTCATTCTGGTAGCAGAAAGTGGCGAAGTTCAAATCGTCGAAAGACGTAACATCATGAAGTACCTGCAAACACTCAAAGATTATGCTAGTCAATTTATTCAGTATCGAGATGCCAGATTCACAGGAGATTGATCAGGCAATAAACGATAAGTTTGTCAGCAAAGATAAGTTTGCTGAGGATATCGAAGCCATTGTTCTTCAGACCAATATGTCTTACATTGAGGCAATTGTAGAATATTGTGAAGAGAAAGGCATTGAAGTTGAGTCAGCATCTAAACTTATCTCTAAGCCTCTCAAGGAAAAGATTCGATATGAAGCGACTGAACTAAACTTTCTCAAGAAAACTTCTCGTGGCAAACTACCTCTCTGATGCAAGGACTCGACGTATATCGTACCTACCTTGCAATGAAGCAACACTTTACCAATCCCAAATTTGATTTCTTTCAGTACGATGGAAAGGTTCGAGCGAGTGAAGAGAAATATCAAGAGAGATCCGACTTCTACTTCTTCGAGACGTTGTCTCGCAAACTCTCGGATCAAGAGGTCAAGGAGTACCTCCTCTCTAGTTTTGTTGCGTCCGACGATCCATCAAAGGTTTGGATCGGGGATATCAAAAGATCTGGAAAAGATCGG